CCGTCCAACAGGTTGTCAATGTTGTCCAGGTTAGTGTTGATCTTGGTGCCCCAAGTGTCCTCGGACGCGCCAACTTCAGGCTTTACCAGTGAATATGTAGTCGTCGTTGTATCAGCCATTTAAGCGGCCTCCCATAAATTATCGTTGTCGGACGTATTAGCCCAGGTGTTTGTTGTGGGGCTAGTGTCTGCCCAGGTGTTGTCATCTGCTGCGTTATCGATCCAGAGGATCACGCCGCTCGCGCTTGTTGTTGATAGGGCGCTGATCGAGGTTAAACCAGACGCTGTTATGAAGCCGTTAGGCGTGACCTGACTTTCAGCGAATATAGCGGCCTGACCACTAACCACCATAACGCTGCTTGCCGTTGTCGATGACACAGCAGCTATCGCTGTGCTGCCATCTTTAACCCGTAACCCGGTAACAGACATGCCTGACTCTGACGCAATGGCAGAGGCTCCAGTTAAGACTGAAAGACCAGATACTGAGACGCTTGATGCGCCTGCAATTGTTGAAGCCCCTAACCGAATTAAGGTGCCAGATGAACTGACTGTTGAGGCCGATGCAATGGCACTGACACCCTCTTTAATGACTAGACCACTGGCCGTCACCGCCGAGGCTGATGCTATTGTAGAGGCGCCCTCTTCCAGATCAGCCGTCGAATACGCAGCCTGACCATATTTAAACCGACCGTATAACATTCTATGTCAGCGTAATATCAAGATCGCCTGCGGGAATTCTAAACACATCGCCAGTTGCCACAGCCTTGCTTGCAGACAACGTGCCATACGCCATTAGGTTGCCGCTAGTCGCCGCATCAAATACGCCAACGTGACTCACTGTTCCCCAGCTACCAGTAGCCGTTGCAAACTCTTCAGCCGCGCTGTTAGTCGCTAAGTTGCCTGACACACTCATTGCCATTGCCAAACGCGCATAACCGCTACCTGATAGCTCAGTACCACCGCCGGTATCACTAGGCGCTCCAGTGTACAGTCCAAGGTATAAGTTACTTGGCGCTGTATAAGCATTGCCGCCAAATACATGATCTAAAATCTCTGTCTCTAAAAAGTTTGTAAAGCTCATCCTAGTCCTCTTACCTTTAATTTAAGTCCAGCCCCAGAGGTCTTTGATGCCTCGGACTGAAGGTTTAGTTGATTAACCGCTGCACCATACATCTGTGCGAATACCGCTGCCCTTCCGTCTTCCACAAGATAAGGCGCAGAGTGTATAAGCGCCCCGTAAAGATAAAGATCAGGTGCAGACCTTAACAGCCAGTTATATGTTGCGCTGTCACTTAAAGCCGGAACCTGCTGGTAATACAATACCTCGGCGGCATAAGCACCATCCGGGCTCGGGTATAACTCAAACTGCGACTCTGAATGCGTGTAAAACAAGGGCCTTCCAGCAACATTGTCAGCACTCATGCGCTTATCGGCCATCGCCTGTTGGCTGATTAATGACATCGAGGTCGTACCAGTGCCAGTTAGTTGCAGCCTAATGGTCTCTATCCAATCAGAGGGTCGAGTACCGTATTGACCATCAAAGCTAGTTGTAGCCCTGTTCTCCATCTGCCAGTGCCTGACATCACGATTGATCTGAGCCTCTGCCAACGCAATAAACGTCGGAATGATCGCCGTTAAATCCGAGCGATTGAGGTAGTCAGCAATGCTTGTTTTAAGCTCGCTGTAAGTCGTTATAGCCATGTGTTTACCTTAGATTGGGCTTAGAAATTCACTGCCCTGTCGGACAATTTGACGGAGTAGACCTGGTTCCATGTAGTTACCCTGTGTACCGCCCTCAATACCTGGTATATCGTAAAGATCAGGGATGCGCTTATCGCTCCCCGATAGGTTTAATATTGCGTTGATTTGATCGGAGGTTAAGAAGTTCACCCCATCAGCGACTGCCCGGTTAACGCCTGACATAGACTCTAGTGCTGTATCACCCATTGAATCGAATAAGCCTTTACTGGGTGAGGCATCAGCATCCTCTGAACCCAAAGCACCTAATAGACCAATACCCGATGCCGAAGCAAGCATATTCCTGCTAGTCTTTTGGTCTGGATCAAACGCTGCGTACAGCGACCTAACATTTGAGGGATCAAACGTGTTTGTCTCTATTAACTCATCACCTATGCTGCGCCTTATTCCATCAAATCCGCGATCAACCAATGCCTGCTGTGAGTCTGGAGATGAATACTGGTTCGGAACGTGCGCTTGGTTTAAGTCTAAGTAATTACCCTCCCTTGTAACCATTGGGATAATGTTTTGCCCGGCGTTTAGGTCTACGCCCTTTTTAAACTTTGCCACCATTGATCTAGAGCCGGCATAGTCAGTATCAGGCGTTGTATAGAACCCAGAACCTAAGTTACCCACCGATGACGGTTGACTATTAACAAACTCAGACGATGTTCCGTGGAACTGGGGGCTATTAAGGTCGTAACCCTGTTCCAAGGCTCTTGATGATCGACTCGCCTGGTCCATTGGGAGTTCACCTGACGCTATCTTTAGCGCCGTACTCTCTGGTACACCTCTACTTACTAAATCCCCAGCAATGTCCGACAGACTCTCTAATATTCCTAGTATTCTGCCACTCATACAATACCCTTTAAATTAACTCTCAGCGGCTTACCCCAGGATGAATTAGGCGGCTCATAGACCACCGCCATCATGCCAAAGGCGTCCGCTGCGTGTGATGACCAATCATGGTTCGGTCCCAAGCCTACACCCCGGTTCTCATCACGCTTCTCGTGATACCAGCAGAGTGCCTCAATACCCGACTCACAGGCCGGTTCGTTAAAGTACACTGAAGGTAAAATTCTTCTAGCGGCTTCTACTCGGTGGCCAGCAGCACCCTTCCCTTGATTGGGGACGATAATCACATTAAAACCAGCATCTCTTAACGCTGACTCGTAGCTGACCGAGTAGACCTTGTCGTGCGTTCCACCATCATGGGGAAGCACCACCGTCTTAATATCCTGTACCTGCTCTCTTAACCAGGCAACGTGAGTGGCCAATGGCTGCCCTTGCGCTTCGTAATATCCTAATACCCTGATCTCTGACTTGTAGAACTGAACCGTCCATATGCTCGTTGCATCAGACTTAGCACCTGTCCCACCAATGTCAAAGTACGCTCTAGTCTCCATTAAGGGATCGTGGTGGACATTACCCACTCGACCCTCTCGTCTGCCATCTTCAACTAAGTGTGAGTAGTACGCACCCTCATGGGCCTGTAGGAAGTTTCCCTCCCAAACATGGTCATAGATGTCAGGGCGTAGCTTCTTGTCTGCCACCCGCTCATTCTCTAGAACTGCTGGGAACCACGGGTTATCACGCCAGTTAAGCTCTACAATCTTAGAGCCTTCAGGCGGGGTATCCCTAAATCGTTTGTTCGTACTGGATCGTGCAGCCTCCGGGTTCCAGGTCACCCATATCTCAGAGTTGTCCTCTCGTACCGTAGGAATTAACTTACGCCAGGCCTCTTCTGATACCGGCTCTGCCTCATCTACCCAGGCTATAATGATTCTGGCCTTAGACTTGATCGAATCGAGGTTACGCCTTAACCCGGCAAACACATAACTAATATGCCCGTCCTTAGAGCGGATGAACTTCTCACCCACCTCATAGTAATCAGCTAACCAATCAACGCCTCGTATGGCGCTCTTGATCTCCTCAAGCGAGGACTCATCCAGAGAGTTTAAATGCTCTCTAGCGCAAAGTATCTGACCTGACTGGCCTGACATACCCCACTGGTAGCCTTTAACAGCTGTCATAAGGGCAAATGTTCTCGTCTTACCTGAACCTCGCCCTCCAAAGGCGCCTCTATACCTGGCATCACCAGAGAATACAGGGACCAGCTTCTCAGGCAGATTAATGTCTGCTGTCTGCATCGTCTTCAAGTTCAGGCGTGACAGGCACTAACTGAATAATAGTCGGCTTCATTGAGCCATCGCTAGAGGTGTGATCAAGGGATAACTTGCCGCCCTCTTTACGATCAATCATCTTGTGCGCGGTGTTAACGTCCTTTGCCACTAACGCATCAACCAACACCATACGGGCCAACATAAAAGGGTTAGACTTCCATACCGCTTTTTGCTCTCGATACTCTTCGTTTTTTTCCTGATACCGATAGAGTGCCGGTTGGCTACAGCCCGCGTACATACAGGCTTCAATGTCTGTGCAGCCCATCGTAAAGGCGTGTTGTAATTTCGACAGCACATCATCTGTCATTACGGTAGGTCTAGCCATAGGGTCACCTCGCTCTGGGATACTTAAACAGGCCCAGAAACAGAAATAAAAAAAGCCGCAAATGCGACCAAAAAAGGGAGGATATTGTTTTGTGAGTTAAGCGTTGAGAGTCAAAAACCCTATCATGGGGATATATAACCACACTTTGGCTGGTTACGCAACATAATGTGGTTACTTTTATTTGATTGTTTTTTTCTTCTTTTTTTTATCGCCTTTGCCCCCAAATATCTTCTCCCAATTGCGCTCGAAGGCTTGACGGTCACCGGGCCTTTGTTCGCTGCCCTTACTCACCCTGCAAACCCCGTCTTATAACAATATGCAGGGCATCATCCCTAACCTGATAGTCGGATACTAACGACTGAAACCGTGGCATCCATACTTTTTGCGCCCGCCATCGTCCCACCCCTAGCACCTTGGCAAGCCCTCTAACCGAGAGTTCTGAATTTCCACTGCCATGACAGCGATCACACACGCTGATTATTGATCTGATGTTAAGCTCTCCAGTGCCGCCACACTGCATACAGCGGCCAGCCAAGATGGAATAGTCCAGCGCAGCTAGGGCAAGACGATCAACGACGTTGTCGGGCTCACGGACCTCTGTCCGATAGTCCATTGCCGCAGCCTCTGCCCTGGCTAAATCATTAAGCTCATTTTGTGCGTTAGTGTCTAGACAGAATTTTGCCAAAGCGTACAAATAGGTGTGACGATCAACATGGACTAAACAGGCCGCCACATCACCCGCACTGATCCTATTCTTAGACGTCCCACGGATCATATCAGGCCGTAACTCCGGTGAACCAGGGGTTAACATCGCCAGAAGCTCACTCATCGCTTGCCACCGACTCTAATACTTGATGTAGGAACCGTTGTATTGTCCTGACATCGGCAACCGTAAAGTCAGCGTTCAAGGTCAGCGTTCCGGATGAGGTAATACACGCCATATTATCTTTTTTAACCGTCTTCTTATGCTCGCTCATGCTCCAATCCTCTTTTTGTGGAACTTAATCTGCTCTTTAAAATCAGCTTTAATGTCCTCAACCTCTGCCCGCGTATACTTCTTAGTCGTGCGAGATAACGCCTCCATCTCATCAAGACCATCCTCACCATAAAGACCGACCATGTATCGGCGGTAAATCAGTACCCCGCTGGTGGTGTGATGCAGCCACTTGTTGCACCCAGCACAGGCACTATGCACATTCTCAACTAACAGCTTTGTTGATTTTCGACCACGCTGAAAAAAGTGTGCGCCCTGCATTCCATCATTCCATTTCTTGGCAACGCCACAGGTAATACAGGTGCAGTAGCCATTATCATCAGCCGCTTTTAAACGCACCAATTCCTGCAATGCAACCGCTGCCTTTTCGACCTCTTGAGCAATAGTTGGCGTTTTCCTCTTAGCCATCAGTCGCCACAAAAACAGGCTATTGATTCATCATCAAAATCAAATAGCTGCCCCTGATCCGTTGCGATTATTTTCATATCTGCGTAGCTAGGCTGATCGAATCTAAATCTTGAATTAATTAGCTTTTCTTGTTCTGCCCACCAATTAGCTGTATGAGGAAAATGCTCTACTATTGATCTTTTTATTTTGTACCCTTTTAAAAAACATAGATCGCAATTACTAAGAGTATTTACCCCAGCATCAGGCATTGCTAAATCAAATTCTTGAGATTGCCAAAAATTATTAATATTTTTTTCGCTTACCCCAGCCACAGCCATCGGCAAATAATGATCTTCTTTGCTTTTCATTTTGGCTACTCTTCTAGGCTCATCGGCTCTAATACCAATTAATCGTAGATAGTTTTCAGTTTTTAAATAGCGGCTTATCGTTAGCACTTTTAATTCGCTCGTGCAAAATCTAGCCATCATGTTTGGTAGGTAATGTTTATCCTTAATTAATTGAGCGAACGGCTCTCCTTTTCTGCTTGCCGTTTCGTAATCAACTACTTGAAAAGATTTTTTTCCGTCGTACTCAAGCCACACAATATCAATACCCCAATTAACAGCGCAATCATTCACAAAATCTAAAGTTTGTGGCATCTCCTTGCCAGTGTTGCAAAAGATCACTGTTACAAAATCAGGCAAAACGAAATCATGCGCCTCCATAACTTTATAAAGCATATATGCGCTAGATCGCCCACCACTAAAAGCAATTACCGCGCTTTCATTTATAAAATATGGATTAGCCATTAGCGGCACGTGCCTCCAGGCGTTTGTTTAAGGTTATCCATGCTTTAGCAGCTGTCTGTGGCACTACTCCATTTCCGAGTAATCGTATTCTGTCCACCCGGTTGGCACACCCATCAACCACTCGACCCAATCGGGGTTCAATTTCCCACTGACCGTTGCAAGTTCTCCTTTCCTTGCTTTCGCTTCTAGGCACTTGCTTGCTTGACTGTCTCCCTTCAACCTGTACTTTTCTTCGCCTGTCGTTGGAGTCGGCCACATCCTTTCTGATGTCTCCACTGCATCCCTTAATTTTGCTCCGTACCACGGGCTGTTGGGGTCTTTGCTGTGCTTCGATCTCCATTGGCCGTTTACTAACTTTGTCGGATAACTGCCCCCTGTTACATCGAACACCGTTGCTGTCGGCCAATTCACTTGATTCACTAATAAAAGATGTAGACTCTTTTTCTCTGGTGAGGTGCGCCAACTTCACGCGCTGAGAATATTCCCCACGTTGTTCTATAACCGAGGCTTTCCAA